GTCGGGTTGGTTGTGTCTTGAAGCGTGATATTTTGACCTATTGCCGTATTTCCAGCGTCCAATACCTGTTGTAAATTATCACTTGCGACAACGGGGGGATAGGCAGACCCGTTAATAGTCACTACATCGAGGTTATTCAAGTTGGTTATATCCAATCCTCCAGCGTCATCACCGTTTGCTAAAACTACTGCTAAATCGCTTGAGGTGGGAACACCGCCTCCTCCACCCCCGCTGATAATCTTATCGATTTCTGCTTGGAGTGTATTGTATTTTGCGTTGAGCGTGTAAAAAGAACCCGACATCTATAAATACTCAATATATTATAAACGAACCGATTCAACCGTATTATCGATGGCGGTTTGTTGGAGTCGCATCTCTGCCTCCCTCGTTTCTGCTTCAATATCCCTCACAATCTTGATACAACAACACGAGACCTCTTTACACTTCGATTTATACGCCATACGTGCGAGTCCAATTATCAACCCAATACAACTGGTAATCAAGAACGTCCAGAAAACTTCGCTTAAAATCGTCATCTATACATATTCGTTTGATTTAGATTAAAGATAATCTAACGTATTCTTATACTACGATGGAAATCCCCGAGAAAAAATCTAAATCCAAGACTCCCAAAGAACCCTTCGACCCGTTCTCAAACAAACCCGACTTGACGGCAAACTCCCGAAAGTTATACATTCACAATCTCCAGAAACTCAACGGTGGAGAACCCATCAAGGACTTAAAGTTCCTTTCCAAGACCCAAGAGATTTTAGCGAAATTGGAAGAGATGAAACCGAACACTCGCCGAACCTATCTCATCAGTATTGTCTCTGCCCTCAAAGGGCGACCCGAACCCCGCTTCGTCAAGTTATACAATACATACTACGCCCCGTTGGACGGAATTAACAAATCGACCAAGGATAATACCGAGAAGACCCCGAGAGTGAGAGAGAACTGGTTGTCGCAGGAAGAGATTGTCGCCAAGCAGGAAGACCTTTCCCGAGTCATCGCCGAGATTGCCGACAAGAAGAAAATCTCCGCAGAGCAATACGAGAGACTTCTCCAACTCGTCGTCCTATCTATTTATACTCTCCAACCTCCCCGTCGCAACCTCGATTATATCAATATGGTAATCTCACGCAACCCTGCCGAAACGCCTGAACTCAACTATTTAGACGTAGCAACAGACCAGTGGATATTCAACAACTACAAAACCGCCAAGAAATACAAACAGACCAAGGCAGATATTCCTGACCCTCTCAAGGATATTTTAGCGGTCTATTTCAAGTTCCACCCCCAATCAAAGGACATCAAGAAGAAGAAGACCGATGTTGCTATTCCTTTCCTCGTCCATCAAGACGGAACACCGCTCAAGACCAGCACAGATATGACCCGAATGTTGTATAAGATTCTCGGGAAGAAGGTCGGGGTAAGTATGCTTCGGTCAATCTATCTCACCAGTAAATATGGCGAGACGCTAAAGGACTTGAAAGAGGACGTATCTGCGATGGCGACCAGCGTTCCAACTGCCGAGAACAATTATATTAAACAGGACTGATTCGTTCAAATACCCAGATTATAACCCCCCAGTAATCTATAGAATGCCTCTCAACAAGACTCATCTACAAGACCTATTGTCTGGTTGCGGTCAGGAACTATCCTGTCTCAACGTATCACTCGACAAGACCAAGGACAAGAAACAACACCGAGATATGATGGGGGAGATACGGTTGGTTCAATCTATCCTCCGTTCTATCCAACAATACCAGATGCTTGAGAAGGCAGACCCTATTAAGATTCCTAAATAGTCTTATTTGATTATTTTGTTTAGTTAAAGCGTAAAAGCGAAAAAATAGACCCCTATTTAGAAAGTAAAAAATAGTTTGTAAATCCTGATAAAAACTGATATGCTGTATATCACTTTTTACACTGGAATCCACTTATAAGAAAAAGTTTGAAAAATAGGGTCGATTCTTTCGCTTTTTTCGCCAGACTCAAAGGAGTTCGGCATCAACAGGTTTCATTCCCCGATTCTGTATATCGTTCGTCCCGACAGTCTTCCCTGCGGGGACATACTTGGCGACCACGAAATCCCCGTCTCGGTTCAATTCTGCCTTCCTCTTCTTGATAAACTGGTAGAACTCTTCTCCGTTATAACCCATCTTCATCATCTCGATACGTAGGATTACCCAGCGACCACAGGTTTGAACGGCACTACTGACTCGCTGATACTTGTGCTTGTTCCACGTGGTATTCCACCCGTCTTCCTTTGCCTGTTCCATCAATCGGGTCATCTCGTTGCTATTTTGTCCTAAAATCACTCTCATCATTCGATTGATAAACTTCCAATCGGTGTCCCACTTCGCACCATACGAATTAAAATATTCGATTGTCTTGCCGTATCGCATCACGACAACCCAGTGTCCCGAGTTGTATTTGTCTTCAATCAGGATAATCTTGAACGACTTGTCGCTCGGCAATAAATCCTCGATTTTCTTGTATTCCTTCAGTTCGCTGTATTTTACAATCTTGTCTGCTGAAACTCCAGTATGCGATTCAATATCGGCATCGGTTAAAGGTTTGGATATACGTCCTGCTATTTGAGCGTCGGTTTCCATTCTATAAAATAACGCAACAGATTATTTCAAGAAAAATAACGCAAATAAGTGTTTTAGCACAATAGTGATATAAAGACTTTTACTGGACTATAGTATAAAACCCCCGAATGGTTCACTACGCCCAAGATTACGAAGATGCGAAACCGATAGAAAAGGAACTCCTCCCGATTCTCCGTGTATTTTTTAACCGAGACCTGAAACAGACAGCAGGACAATTCGCCCAGTATGATTACTGGTGTGGCGAAGGAACAGACGACGAAACCGTCTGGGAATTAAAGACCCGATTCGACAAAGCGAAAGGGCGAGGTGTGAAGATGATGAAAAATAAATATGACTCAACGATGCTGGTTGCTTCCAAACTGACTCCAGATGGACGGTTTCGCAACGCCAAGAACATCTATATAGTATTCAATTTCAAGGATAAATTGTGTTATATTAAATATGACGAACAGAAGTTCAGTGAATACCAACACACGCAGTTCATTCGCTCGAATGACGAGGGAGTTGTTGAGAACACGAAAGACCACATATTTATCCCAACAGCAGACCTGACTGATATTCTGGACTGGGACGACACATTCCAACACTGCGAAGACTGCGGGTTCAATATGCCCGAGAACCTGACCTATTTCTGTGATGGAGCGGGACAGACAAGCGACTTGTGGTATTGTGCTGGTTGCGTTTCTGGTTCAAACGAGTTTATTGTGGGTTAAAAGTTAGATTATATCAAGAAACAACCTATTTTGGATAAATAGATTGTTTCAAATAGGTTAAATCCATATATAATTAATTAATAATATCTTGGTTTAATTGATTTGAAATAATCCAGATATACGTATCAAGATATAATCTAAAATGGATTCGCAGAAAATTGATTCATTCTTTATTATTTATTCGATTAGCATATAAAGACAATACCTTAATACTATTATCCAATAAACCAGCAAAATGAATACCTCCTTTGACGAATTAACCTGCGGTCTTTCTATCCACGCATTCCAGATGCTATTGAATGTGGTGATTAACGATTTGGGTGTGATGCTCGGCGACTCAATCCATCAATATATCGACCAACTGAAACCGAAGAACGATTCTCCAGCGTTGAGAGCGAGAATAGATATTACTCTCACTTGTTTTAACCCGATGAAGAATGACGGGAAAATGGTTGAGATGTTGAGAAAGTTCCCGAGCAAAGACCCTCTTGTGATGGGGATTATTATTGGAATGTTGTTCGATTTTATTTATACCCACCCCACGGAGATGAATGGTGTGTTCCTTAAATATCTGGAAACCGCAACGGATATGTCGAGCAACCCACAGAGAGAAGACCCGAGGTTTGGAGAGGGTGGTCTGCTCTATATTGCCGAGATGATGAAGAATATCCATATTTGTGCCGACACCATTCACAAAATTGTTAGTCGAGTAAAGGAACTCGGGAGGAATGGGACATATTTCCCTGATGTGTCTGTTCTCCCCTACACCAAGAACGACCAACCTACCGAGATTATTATTGCGTCCTACTCCTACTTAAAAAATGGAGTGGTATAATAAATGGAAGCACTCTTGACCGAGAATAAGAGTAGATTAGTAGTATTGCCTGTTGAATATAACGATATTTGGAATATGTATAAAAAAGCGGTGTCCTCTTTTTGGGTTGCCGAAGAAATAGACCTATCCAAGGATTTAGTGGATTGGGGCAATTTAGGTAAAGATGAGAAGTATTTCTTGAGTATGATTCTTGCGTTTTTTGCTGGTGCTGATGGTCTCGTGAATGAAAATCTGGCGTTTCGGTTTTACAACGAAGTCCAGAATAGTGAGGCGAGACTTTTTTACGGTTTCCAAGTGGCGATGGAGGGTATTCATCAGGAGGTATATGCGAACCTGATTGATACGTATATCACCGACAAGACAGAGAAGCACCGTCTCTTCAACGCTATTACCGAGTTTCCCTTCATCAAACAGAAAGCGGACTTTTGTCTCCACTACATCAATAGTCAGGAGAAGTTTGCGACACGTCTAATTGCGTTTGCCTGTGTCGAGGGCATCTTTTTCAGTGGAGCATTCTGTTCTATCTATTGGGTGAAGAAAAGGGGACTTTTGAAAGGTCTCACCTTCTCCAACGAATTGATAAGTCGGGACGAGGCACTCCACTGCGAGTTTGCTGTGCTGTTATACAATAAATTAAAAAATAGATTATCCCGTGGAGATTTCCACTTTATTGTGCGTGAGGCAGTAGAGATAGAGATAGAGTTTATTTGTAGTGCGTTGCCCTGTCGTTTAATTGGAATGAATAGCGACCTGATGTCCCAGTATATTCGGTTCGTTGCTGACCGTCTTTCCCTCCAGTGTGGATACGATAAACTGTATGACGTATCCAACCCCTTCGATTTTATGGAATTAATCTCGCTTGAATCAAAGAGTAATTTCTTCGAGAATAAGGTGAGCGAGTATGCTCTGGCGAACCGTGAGACGACTGGGGATATTTTTGAGTTCTCGGCAGATTTTTAGAAAATTGATTGACTTTTTATTTCTACTATTATACCAATAACTATTTAACTGATTATTATATAAAGACTTTTACTTAATACTATTATCGAATAAGCAAGAATGGCGAACAGACAGAACCCGAATGCCCCATCTGGATTAACTAACCGTGAGAAGTGGTCGCTCGAAGCGAAGGCGAGAACTGGTTGGAAGTGTTATTATATTGAGCGTGAGTGGGCGTATCACTTACAGGATATTCGAGAACCCCAGCGAGTCTTGGTGGCGAATATGAGGACAGGGTCAGCAGAACCGACTTACGAGCATCTCAAGAATATGTTTCTGGAACTCTACGATAAGGTAGGTGAATTGACCGATTGCCCTGTGTGCTTGGAAGCGATGACGAAGGAGAAGACCACTGTGCCGAACTGCGGACACCTTATCTGTAAGGACTGCCGACCACTGGTGGAATGCTGTCCCATCTGTCGCAAGAACTATTAGAGGTATGTATTTGACTTATTTGATTATTTTGTTTAGTCTGTCGAAAAAGCGAAAAAATAGACCCCATTTTAGAAAGTAAAAAATAGTTTGTAAATCCTGATGAAAAACGAACAAGGGACATACAAAATATACAGAGGAATCCACTATAAAGAAAAAGTCTTGAAACAGGGGGCGATTCTTTCGCTTTTTTCGCCGTCCTTCGTTTGATTTATTCGATAGTGGGTTAAAACAAAAAGAGCAAACAGAAAATTGAAATACCTTTTTTTCTTTTACTGTATGATAATTCTAACTGACTGATTATAATTATCTACCCGAATAACCGAACGAATATGA